GCTCAAGATACTGTTTAGAATGACCTGCTTTAGGATGTAGTTTTCTCCTACCTACTTTTCCTGATGTGCCAAATAATACTCCCATAGATCCGGGTTGTCTATATCCCTCCTTCGCCAACCATCCATACTCAAGCACATGCATCTTCATAGATGTAAGTTGTCTAGCAGTGTCAAAAGAAATCTGATCTCTATTAGGACCAATCAATGAATACTTCCACCACAACTCGTCAAACTTAACAAGATCTTCTGTAACAACACGCCAAATAGAACCTAGTACAGGTGAGATGTATTTCTTAAAATTATATCCAAGATCCTTGATAGTTTTGGTAATTAGAATTTGATCTTCCCAAGTATTCATTGACCCCATAAATCCTTCCAATACCTCGTCCAGATATGAATATCTATCCGTATGTCTCATGATTGTAAAATCATTATTTTCTAGATTATCTTTAGAACGTTCAACAAATTTTTCTGTCATCACATAACAACCATCAATCCAAGTTGTTTTTGATCCTATAGGAAAATATAAATGTGGATTTATTTTAGGATGAGCAGATCTCCTTCTAGGACAATCATGTTCAATTAAAATATCTCTCATTTCCCACGGTCCTTTTTTTTCTACAGTCCCGTCAGTAAAACATACGTACTGAACATCTGGATCATAATATTGATCTGGAATTTCATCATACCCATTAGTGATACAGGTGTAGATAATCATAATGTTTTGCCAATCCTCAACTCACCTTTACTAGACAATCTAGTTCTGTATCTAAATCTACTTAGACCTGTCATCTTACACAACCTCAAGGCAGCGTCATGTGGATCCTTTTCAATAGATCTTTTGTAATCACCCTGCCTAGTTTTCCACCAAATTCCTTCGGGAGATGCATCTGAGAATTGATTTACAAATTCCCTCAATGGAGCATGACCATACACCCATGGCAAAGCAACTGCCATAGACAATTGATCACGCACTCCACCACGTAGATATAAATCCCACCATCTATCATTAAAATCTTTTTGATCCCTACGCCAAATTACAGTACCCATTGATTGAAAATGTTTTGAAAAATCGTAAAAGGGATTTACATAATTTGTAAAAGAAAAAATATCTTCTTCACTCACCCATCCCCGATGTATATACTCAGCACACTCTTCAATATATGAATGCTCATGTGGATGTTGTAATACAAATAGATCATGCTTCTCAAAAATTTTTTCTGAAAGATCTTTGAATTTTTGATTTATAAGATGTACTCTACTAGCGTCAATATAGACAGAGGGACCTGAGAAAGGACACTTGATTTTGAGTATCCTACTATCACGTACCTTGTCTCCCGTAGATTCTTCTACCTCAGTGAATACTTGAACCCATGGTGGTGCTTGAAGGTCTTCAATATAGTTTCCAATATTGACCGTGTAGTAAATCATCTATCATCTGCTGCTCTGTTCTCTGAGTGATAAACATTGAAGTCTCCTCCGGGATAACGTTTCTTGAGTTTTTCAACATTGCCTGCTATGACCTCATCCAAAGATACATCGAGTGCTTTGCATGCTTGCATCACGTACCACATAACGTCACCCAACTCAATAATAAGATGTTCTCTATTGTCGTCGTTCCAAGGTTTACCTTGGAATAACATCTTCTTAACGATCTCCATAAACTCACCACCTTCAGCACTAATACCAACAGCAGCAGTAAGAAGCCGCTCAATATTGGCACCCTTTCCACTAAGGGAACTAACACTCTCAATAAAGCATTGATAATCTTTACTGGAATCGGATGTGACACCATCCACGAATAGAGCGTACTTATCAAAGTCAATTTTCTTAGTCATTAAAATTTAAATTCTGCGAACGATTTTTTAAAAGGTTTCTTCTCTTCATCATTATACTCTTCCTCTTTTTTATTGTCAAGTATATCGTCTTGTGCTTGTTGTTCACAATCATATAATCTCATCTTTGCACGATCAACTCCTACAACAAACCTCTTGTATATGGTCGGGTCGTTGTAACGATTCTTAAGTTGTTTAACCATTATCTGCCCCAACCCCTCAAGTTCCTCCGTAGAAATAAGAGCAAACATAAGATCAGCAGTTGCGGGAAGCCCAAAACTTTCGCTTGTATCAGTAAGATCAACATCACTACTACCATAGCCAGAACGAGTCGTCTGAGTAGCGGAGACGATAGGTACATTAGCCTCAACTGCAAGACCACGGAGTTCTTCAGCAATCGCTTTAATATAGGAATACGAGTTGACATTGTTGTTTGTGCGATAACGTGACGATGCACATATATTTAAGTAATCTATGAATATTATATCAGGTACAAATGATTTTTTCAATGCAAGTTCATTAAGTAATGATTTAAAATGACCTGAATGTGCAGCTGCAGTAGGATACTCTTTAATTATAAGAGTTCCTTGTGTTTTCTTTGTAATATTATTTACCTTACTTTCAAACATAGGTTTGGGAAGTTCAGTTATATTTTGTATATTTACATTCAATAAGTTTGCATCAATTCTTTCTGCAATCTTTTCTTCTGCCATTTCAAGAGTAATGTATAAAACATTCTTACCATCTAAAAGTACAGAACTAGCGTGATGACACATAAAGAGAGATTTACCAACACCAGTACCTGCAAGAGCAATATTGAGTGTTTTATTTGGGAGACCTCCCTTTGTAATTTTATTAAAGAGTTCAAGGTCGAATTTAATTCGACTTTCTTTCCTGTGGTAGGATTCAAATCTTTCTTCATAATCCTCTAAGTAATCGTGACCTACATGATTATCGAAAGAAACAGCCAAAGCGTCAGAGAGAATGCTAGGAATAGCATCCCTTCCTTTTTTGTCATCTTGTCCATCTGCAAGTGCGATTGATTCCATGAGTGCCAAATATATAGCACGATCACGACACCATTTCTCGGTTGAGTCAAGTAACCATTGTTTATCTATTGGTGCATCATCAAATGTTTTTGTAACTTCTCTTGCTTCTTTTATCTCTGTTTCAGTTAAATCAGTGCGGTTCTCAATCTCAATATTCAGTGCTTCAACTGTAATCGCAGCATCATACTTCACAATAAATTGTGTTGACTCTTGAAATATTATCTTCTCAGTTTTATTCTCAAAATAATCTGGTTCGATGAATGGAATTACTTTACGAGAGTATTCCTCATCAAAAATTAGATTACGAAGAATAGTAGTTTCAATTCTCTCCATAATGAATATACGTGCTCATAATATACTTGGAATCTATTTTTGGAGGTAATCCAATATGTGGATATTCCCAAGTTGGTGGGAATACTATTACTCTACCAGAAACTGGTTGGATATTCAAGTTGTGTAACGGAAACAAAGTATTTCCATCATTATCATTTAAATAAAATAAAAATGCAACTGCTCTAATTGACGAATCAATATCATTAACATCTACATGTTCATCAAATTTTTCATTGCCATTATTATAATATCTTTTAATTCTAAATTCCTCCAGTTCTTTTAGAGGTGGAATATACTTTGATTTTACATCTTTCTTATATTTTTTATATACCTCTGCAAGATAAGGTATTAATGATTGAACAATATTTTGGGATAACTGATTTAGATTTAATTGAGTAAAACAAGGACAACTATTACAATCAATATATTCGTGATGCTCTGTATTTTTTTCAAATAAATCTAAAAGTCTTTTACAAGTAAGACTAGGAATAATATTATCGTATACTTTAACCATATGAGTATTCTTCTTTTGCAATATCATCTAACTTTTGCATTATTTCTTCTGTAAAATACTTATCTGGATTTTTATATATTTCCTTTCCGTATACTTTCTTACCATCTATTTCATATCTACCCGCAACATTTTTCCAGAGACCACCTTTCTCTCCTAAGTCCAAAAGACCATAGTATTTGTCAAGTCCTCTGTCATCATAATATAATCGAATTTCGACTTCTTTGTTTTCTTTACTCAAACGTGATTTATGAGTCTTTGCCTTGATAATATTTCCAATGACATCTTTTCCGTCTTTTTCTTTCTTCTTGGTAAGATAGATGATTGTAGATGCAGCATACTTGAGACCGCTGCCTCCTCCCATTTCTTTAGTTGGGACGTAAGATCCGATAACGTCATAGGTGTGATTAGTAACAATAAGTGGAATGTTTGCTTGACCAAGTTTAAGTGTAAGCATTCTGAATGCTCCTTTAACAAGTTGAGATTTGGTCATATCTCTGACTTGTTTATCATTTAGGGCATCCGTAATTTCTTTCTCTGTGGAAAGCATACCTAGAGAATCTAAAACAAACATACATGGTTTGCGATTCTCTTCGTCTGTCTTTAAGTATATATCTACTGCCTTCAGTGCCTTGCCACGAAACTCTTCAATTGTTACGACATTGACAACAACTAATCGTGTTAGGTCAACCCCACGAGACTCAAGTAGTCCTTTGTTGACAGCAGCCTCGGTGTCAAAATAAAGACAGTAACCATCAGGGTTATTATCCAAAAAGTTCTTGACAACAGCCAAGGAAAAATAAGTCTTTCCAGTAGAGCTTTCACCAGCGATGGCAGTAATCTTATTAGAAGATACACCACCATAAATGGAACCGCTAACAACTGCATTAAAGATATGACTTCCTGTATCAATGAATCTTTCTGTTTCATCTATATCTTGTGCTACTTTGGTAAAATCGT